TTAACAGCTAACTCATAGCAACTCATTCCTATTCAGAAACTAATTCAACCCTCTGTTTTTACAGAGGGTTTTTGTTTTTATGTATTCATTTCTATTCACTCTACACCATATTTTTTGGCGGTACAGGTGACGGTATTACCTTAAAGGTATACTCTCATACCGTCATGAAAATGGTTTCTATACGGGTGAATTGTGCTTACCGATACAAAATTAAAAAACCTCAAGCCGCAGGACAAACTATACAAAGTCTCCGATCGTGACGGGCTGTATGTAGCTGTACTTACGTCAGGTACGGTCTCGTTTCGCTATGACTACCGTATCAACGGTCGCCGCGAAACACTGGTAATCGGGCAGTATGGGCGTGACGGTATCAGCCTGGCAGAAGCTCGAGAAGAACTGATTGCTGCAAAGAAGCTGCTTAAAGCAGGCCAGTCACCGGCTACGGCTAAACGTGACGGTATCAAAAAGATTCGTGGTGCCGAGACGTTTTCGGTACATACCGACAGTTATATGAAACACGTCATCCTGGCTGAAAGTACCCGCGCAATGAAGCAGGCAGTGATAGACCGTGACATACTTCCGGTTCTTGGCAACAAAATGATGGCTGAAATTACCACATCGATGGTTCGTGATTTGTGTGACCGGATTGTCGAACGCGGTGGCCGGGCAACAGCAGTACAGGCCAGGGAGATCATCAGCAGCGTATACCGTCACGCCAATGACCGTGGTCATGGTTTGTTTAATCCTGCGGCTGACATTAAACCTTCGTCTATCGCCATATTTAAACCACGAGAGCGAACACTGACACCAGAAGAAATTGGCCTGTTCTTCCGTACGCTGGATGCCATTGGTGCTATGGGCACTATGAAAATGGCTTTAAAGCTGGTGCTTATCACTATGGTTCGTAAAGGCGAGTTCACCAATGCAACGTGGGATGAAATAGATTTTAAAAAATGGACATGGACAATTCCTTCAGACCGCATGAAGGGAAGCCGGGCGCACGTTATTTACCTGCCTAAACAGGCACAGGATATATTGGTAGGGTTGCAGATGTGCGCTGGTGGAAGTGAATATCTGGTTCCTGGTCGTTACAACTTCCGGAAGCCATTATCTAATGCCGCGCTGAACTCTCTGATCGACAGAACGGTGAAAATAATAAATGAAGATGGTGAGCATATTCAGGACTTCACTGTACATGATATGCGCCGTACAGCCAGTACGTTGTTGCATGAGGCTGGTTATCCTTCAGACTGGATTGAAAAGGCTCTGGCACATGAGCAGAAAGGTGTGCGCGCCGTATATAACAAAGCGGAATATGCCAGACAGCGCGCCTACATGTTGCAGCAGTGGGCCGATATGATTGATTCCTGGATTAACGGGGAGCATACGGATCTGATTCCGTTCTCCCCGTCGAAGTTTGAGAAGTGGATGGCGGGGGAATAACGTTTAATTATTCTGCTGATTTTCTTCCATCTCGGCTTCTGCTGCCAGTGATTCAATTTTATCTGCGAATATTGCTGACAGTGTTGCAAATTCAGCATCAGTGACAGCGGGAATTGGAACAAACCTGATCCCGCTGTGTGCAAGCATGTTTGCAGTTTCAAGGCATTTCCTTAAATCTGCTGGTGATGCCCGGTTCATGCTGCACGCTCCCGCCCCTGGTTGTCTGTTGGTGACAGCGGAGCATTGCTGAATGCATTTGTTAATCTGGCAATATCCAACGCGTATCCAGGGTGTAGTTGCACTGCCGGGTCTTCGCACTGATTACCCCAAACATCGAAGCCATGAGACGACTGGCGGGCGAACAGTTCAATGCGAGAAACATCGCCTAACAATTGCACAAGTTTTTCACGAACGACATCTGGTTTTCTTGAATGCTCAAGCCGCGGTGCGGTAAATGACTGAACGATCCCTGCATTAATGCGCGGAGGTAGTTTTCCCTTTACTGCAAACAGGCAATCTTCACTATTGGCGCGAGTCATGTGACCCATACCCATAACCAGTTTATCTGGTTGTCGACTACCACATTTTATCCACGTGAATCCCTTCATGGTCATCAGACGGAATCCCCAGGCTTCAACAACTTTTAGTGCTTCGAGTGGTTGTGTTGGCACCCACCACATGGCCAACAGACAGTTTTCATCGGCCAAATCCCACACAGGAAGGCGGCAGATATCCAGCACACTCATAACCGGATATTTAAAACCGGCACCGCGATTACCATCTGCGGCTTTGTCCCGGTATACCCAGGGTGGATCTGCATAGATTAGTGTGTATTTCTTAGTCATAAACCACCCCACAACATCCTATGCCGCTATAGTCGCCACGGCGAAGGCCGTTACCTTTTGTGATACATTGGTCCCTGCGAACCGCGATCCTTGCACGCTCAACATCACCAGAAGCAACATCCATACACTGAAGCCAAAGGTGAGCGGCAATGCGGAACTGTCCTTTTTTCTCTCTTTCAATTGCGCGTTTTTCGAACTCTATCGCCGCAGGAGTAACTGCGACAATCTTTGACGGACTGCGCATTGAAACCTTGTTCATGTGATATTTTTCAAGTCGGCTTAACTTTCTCACTTAATCCAACCCTCTCTGAAAATTAATGCCAGCAGATAAAGCCATGCTGAAACAGAAGCCAGGAATAAGTACCATCCTGACCATTTGCTCCAGTGCCTTAGCAGCGCACTCATGCCGCGTTGCTCACGGGACGATATACACGTTGCTGAACAGGAGGTTTTTTACCCTGGAACTCTGCCGGGCTTGCTGCCTGACGTTCATCAAGCCAACGCTCAACTTCATCACGGTTCCAGGCGCAGCGTTTATCGGTGATATACCAGCGTTTAGGAAATTCCCCTGCGCGCTCCATACGGTCGATAGTGCTCCATGACAGTGGCACCACCGCCAGGAGTTCCTTCTTACCTAATGCACCTTTCATAAATACCTCTCTTGGTTGCAGTGCGGCGCGTATGGCGCCGCGGTGGTGGTTACATAGATGTTTCGTTTAATTCTTCCCGACGAACGCTGTAAACGTCGGTGGCTTTTGCCAGCAGTTCGTCATCATCTGAAAGTTTTTGTGCAATGTATTTGTAAGCCTTATCCAGTTCGGAGACAGTGCTGTAATTCATCGCTGCGCTGGTAAAGGCCATTAGCATTTCTTCTGGAGCACGGCTATCCGCTTTACGCGTTTGCTCATCAGGCTTTTTCACTTGTTTAGCGTTGATCAGACTGTTCATTCCCGCAGCAGTGATCGTTTGCGGAGTAATGTCTCGCTCAACGCGCGGTGCCGTTTCCTGTAATTCGTCTGGTGTGTAGACGCCCATGATTACGTCAGGACAGTGCAAGCGAGACCAGCGTTTTGTCGCAAGGTATGCGAGTTGTTGTTTCGGATCACTGGCCCAAAGTGTGGAGTTTCTTACCTGTGCTTGAGACAGCATTAACTCAAGCACTCGAGGTTGATCCTCGCCCTTCATGGTTGCCCATACGCGAACACCGCAACCTTCTTCGTCTTTTAGAGTCCAGCCTGGTGCGATATACGGATTGCCGTTTTTGGATGTTTTCTCAACAAACTTACCGATCACGCGTTCCCACGGCCCGAACCACTCGTAGTTGATGCGATCTTTTGTTGGCGACATTGTTGAGATAACTGCGTTTACTAATTGGGCTTCATAACCTAGCGTGCCGTTCACAACATGGGTTTTCTGAGCCACGGCAAACGGGTTCATTCCCCACTGCGCAGCCTGCATTGCCACGGCCATGCAATCAGCTGGTTTCCCGGCGAGGTGCGCCGGTACCGTTACGCGGCTTTGCGCCATTACCTCGGCGAATTTCATCAGTTGGTTCAAGCCGTCTGGGCTGAAAATAGTTGCAGCAGTTCCAGCGATTGCTGTGTCTACTGGTGCGTTGATGTTTGCGATGTCGTTGCTCATATGTACATATCCTGTTTGCGTGCCCACTCAGGGCGTTTAATGATTTCCACACCGCCCCATTCATCATTGATGCGGCATTCGTGATAGGTATTCAGATCCCGGCGGAACAGAGTGTGCCCGGCATCGACATCCTGCGCATCCAGCTCGAACACGCGTACCGGATACCGACCACAATCAATGCTTTCGCTCACGGCAAGAAAGAAAAAACCATGCGGCTGACCAGTAACCCTCATTGCGCCTTCGCGGTACATTGCGTCCTGCACGTGGTAGCGGAATTCCTCGATGTGGCGTGCAAAACGGTCCATATCCGCAACCTTTTTCACGTCGACGATCACGTTGTGCTCGTTCAGCCATTTGTCTGGACGAATTCGGCACAACTCACCCGTTTCTTCATCGTTCCAGTACATTGATGCTTCGCAGTAACCAGGTGCTTCCAACATCCAGCGTGCCGCCGGATGAGCCATTGCGCTATCACGCATCAGCTCCAGTTTTCGCCACTGCTCGACATCAAGTACCGCAATACCCATATCCGTCACATCACGAAGAAATGCTTCTTCGTCAGCTTTACCTTGTTTTGTCCGACGATCGAATTTCGGTGAAACGATGAAGCGTTTGTCGAATTCTCCAGGTTCCAGAAGCAGGCAGTGCAATGCGGTTCCCATATCCAGTGCAGACTTTTTCTCTTCGTCTTCTGGTGCTGCCTGAACCCATTTAAGAAGCGCCGGATTCTTGGCAACCATGTCCAGTTGCGACTTACTCACGCCGTCACCGGCGTGGTAGTCTTCGTTGCTGATGTCGAAATAAATTCCCGGTTTCATGCCGCGTCCCTCTGCCCATCAAGCTGATCTGCCAGATCCCAGCTGGCGATAATTGCCATTGCCTCTCGCCGGTAGGCATCCATTAGTTCTTCGAACTCAGGGCTGTCTTTAGCGGCCTCCAGTACTTCCTGGCGAACGCCTTTGCCTGTTACAACGTCGAAAGTTGAGGCCAGTTGATGAAGTCGGATGCTCTCAATCAGTTCAACTTGTCGGTCATATAGCTGTTCTGACAGGCGGTAGTCCTTGTCGAACGCCAGCATGATTTTTTGAAGATTTTTCTGCTGATTAACGTTCATTATCAGCCCTCCCATATCTCGTTATCGTTGGCCACATCGCGAGCTTCTTTGCTGACGAAAGCCCACTTAATGCCTTCCTGTAAGGTGCGGAACTTCCAGCTCATGAATCCGCATGCAGTAACACAGTACCAACCGTTGATAATTTTCCACTGCATAACTTGTCACCTCGGCTTGTTACCGTTGAGGTAATAATTATGCGTATTTGGTTTGATGTCAATAGATATGAGTTAAAAAAATTACCTGCAAGGTAATTAGATAGACAATAAAAAAGCCGCCAAATGGCGGCTTACTTACTGAAAAATATGATTTTATTGTTTGTTTTTTTCGTTCTGGTTGATGACAAATTCAATGTAACTTTCGATCTTTGCTTTCTCGGTTTCAGGTAACAATGCGTAGCGCGAGCGGTCATAGTTGATAGTTGCAGGGTCGTGCGGGTGAATCAGTAGTTCATATCCGTGACGCCCGAATGCAGATGCAACATTCTCCAGAGTGGAAATGGAAACGCTGACCTCATTGTTTAACAGGCGGCTGATTGTCACCTGGGCGACGCCGGATGCGCGGTGAAGTTTTCCCTGAGTTGAAAGGTCGCGGCTTTCACTCATCCAGCGTTCCAGGTTGTGAGCCGCCAGCTGACCAATGTCGCTTGGTCCAACAGGCTGAAAACCCTCCTGAGAAAGCGAGCGATCGATATCAAGCCAGTTACGTGGTTTATTGGCGGCAGCTTCAATTTTTCGCGCAACCTGGTCGCCGATAACCTTCTTGCCAAGAGCCCAGCGGTTTACCAGATTTGCCTGAGTTCCAAGTTTTTCTGCCATCCGCGTCTGAACACCATTGAATTCACGGTCGATCAAGTCGTTGAGATTTTGCCTGCGGACGTCCTGGATACTTTTCATTTTCTGGAAAATCGCCTCATATATGAATCAGTAGATGATTCAATTTAAAGCAATATTACCCAACAGGTAAATGCACCCCATAGGTAACTATCCTTGATTTTTGTTACCTTATGGGTGAATATTTATTATCTGAAATAAATATCAGGCAATAGCTATGAGCGATAACGGACATTTCGATTTCAAAAAGCACTGGCTTGCACTTACTCCGGATGAGCGTGAAGCCTTCGCACAGGAAGCCGGAACGACGAGTCACTATATCCAGACTCACTTAACAGGTAAGCGCAAAATGCCAGGTAAAGTATTGATGAATGGGCTTTTTAAAGCCTGTAAAACAAGACAATGGCTGCGCTCAAAAGCAGAACTGGCATACTTCTTCTACTCATGATATCCAGCCACAAACCTCTGTAGACCGCCATCCGGCGGTCTTTTCATATCTATTCGCACCTTAAAGGTAATAAAAAACCAAATCTGGTTGATCTTTTTTTTGTGTCAGCACAAAATAACCGTAATCCCAATACTAATAACAGGGCTTACCATGGAAATCATTACACGTATTGATGCCGCAAAGCGCGGACTTAAACGCTACTACACCGGAAAACCATGTAAGCACGGACATGACAGTGAACGCTGGGTTTACAACGGACACTGTGTTGAGTGCACCATGGAATCAAACCGTCGCATCAGGGCAGAAATTAAGCAAATCATGATTAATTCCTCCCCACAACATTCAAGCTGATAGCGGAGATTAATCATGAGCAGACATGCAACAGATTGGGCCTGGGAGACAGATCCAGGTAGCTCATCATTAAAGCTCATACTGCTCTCGATGGCTGACAGAGCCGATGAATATAACCTCTGCTACCCCAGCATAGAACGCCTCGTTAAAGACACTTGCCTGAATAAAAAAACCGTGCAGGCCGGGCTTATATCGCTCATGAAAATGGGGCTTATTTCAGATACCGGAGAGAGAAAGGGAGCGACGAAAAGAGTGCGGGTTTTCTCTCTTAATATAACCAAAAACGGGAACATTAAAGGCAACCGGGAAGGGGGGAATGAACCCGAAAACGGTAATGTTCCCGAAAACGGTAATATAACCAAAAACGGGATGTTGAATGATCCCAAAAACGGGATGTTGAATGATCCCAAAAACGGGATCCAGAACCAGTCATATAACCAGTCATTTAACCAAGAGAGGGAGAGCAGGACAAAAAACGGGAATTCTGTGCCTCATGACCCCGGCGCAAACAACGCCGTGATGAATAACTTTGTTCCTCCTGGTGGGCCAGGGCAATTAGGCAAATTTGTCATGCATGAACAATGGCAGCCATCAGATGACTTTCTTCGGAAAAGCTCATTGCAGGGGATCTACCTGGACAGTCTGCCAACGGCACAGGAACTTGCAGAGTTCAGAATTTACTGGATGGCTGAGGGTAAGGCATACCATCAGGCACAGTGGGAGCAGAAGCTGGCAAGGCGGCTGCAGATTAGCAGACAGAAGCAATCAACATTACCTGATAACAACGTTCCGCACTGGAACAGCCCTGAAGCATGGGAGGATTTCTTGTGAACAACGTTTTTACCGCAATACAAAACCGTGACGGAGAGGCCCTTTCTCGCATGTCAGGTTATGAGCATCAGTACACCAACAATGACAACGTAGTGAACATGTCAGCAGAGAGGCTTGTTGATGCCCTTTTCAAACAGTTGAAACAACTGTTTCCGGCGGCAGTGGTAACCAACCTGAAGACGCCAGAGCAGGAAGTTGCTGCAAAACAGCAGTGGATTGCTGCGTTTGCCGAAGGGGGGATCCGAACCCGTGAACAGGTTTCTGCTGGTATGCGCCACGCCCGCGCCAGTGATTCTCCGTTCTGGCCGTCGCCAGGGCAATTCATCAAGTGGTGCAAAGACAGCAAGATGGTTCTTGGCGTCACCATTGACGATGTGATGACGGAGTTTCACCGGTACAGCAAGGAAAAAAGTTTATATCCTGGTGGTCCCGAAAGATTCCCGTGGCGGCATCCGGTTATGTACTGGGTCGTATGTGATACCCGCCGTGCAATGTATCAGCGCCAGCTTAGCGAGATTGAGGTTGAGAAACACGCGCGCAGGCTGCTCGATGATTGGGCGAAAAAGGTGGCTTCCGGACAGCAGATACCCGATCCGGTGATCAGCATACAGGCAAAGCCAGAACCCATGAGTACGCCTCCGGAAACAGGGAGAGACGTTTACCATCCACCAGGGCGAAGTTTCGGGTGCATGCCTAACGCCGCCACCCTGGGGGGAATAACACCGGCGCAGTGGCTGATGGAGGAATACAGGCGGGGAAAGGCGGCAGGATTTATCAAGTAATACCAGCGCGATAGCGCATTTTTTTACGCCTCAATAATTACCTTCTGGGTAATGAAATATTCTAAAATCTATTGATTTCGTGTCTTATGTGGTTTTTAATTACCTCAGGGGTAAATCATGAGAAAGCAGATACAGGCTCTTGGTCGACTCAAAACAGGCCAGATGAACAAAACAGAATCTGCGTATTGCCAGCACCTTGAGCAGCGTAAACGTGCAGGGGAAATCGCCTGGTATCGGTTCGAGGGTATCAAGCTGCGGCTGGCTGACAACACGTTCTATACGCCAGATTTCGCTGTGATGCTCGCCACTGGTGAGATGGAACTGCATGAAGTGAAAGGTTTCTGGACCGACGACGCCAGGGTGAAAACCAAAGTCGCCGCAGATCAGTATCCGTTCCGAATCATCGGGGTAACGGTTAAGCCAAAGAAAGCAGGTGGCGGCTGGAATATCGAAGAGTTCTGAATCGACGATCTTTTTAGTTATCAATGTAATCAATAAGTTATGTGGATAAGCGAGGGTAAAGATGGAAAGTAATATCAAAGGGTTAGTTTCCGCCGGGCATGAGATGGCTTCGGAACTGAAAGCAGAATGTGGGGCCGTTGATATGCGTAGTGTGGCAAAGCTGATCAGCAATTTGGCAACGCAATTGGAAGTGCAACTGGTGCGTGCTAATGCGCTGGCCGAAGACCACCAGAGAGCGATTGAGTCAATTAAGCAGGCTGATGCAGCTGTTAAGTTGGCACACGAGAAGTTTTCGGCGCTGGCAGCGGAGAATGCAAAGCTGAAGAAGTTCTGCAAAGACGCTGCATTCGATGCCGATTACGAAGCAGAGCTAGGTATGGAGAGAGGTGGATTCAGTGATGCACTTAACGAAATAAAAACCCCAGCCACCGACGCTTTCTTGGCTGAAGTGAAGACTGAAGCACGCAAGGAGGGCGCTTACTTTGTGGCGAACAGAATGCTGGCTGCCTGGGAAGCTGGTTTTATTGATGATACTGCGAAGAACGCCGCTGATATTGCCCGGATGATTCTTACCTCTACTGAGTTTATGGCTAATGCGCCGGAAGGCGATTTTGACCGTTCATTCTCTGATGGCGTTCTCGAAGATATCGCCGCCCAGCTTCGCAAAGGAGGCAACCAGTGAGCAAGATTGACTATCAGGCACTGCGTGAAGCGGCGCAACTGGCAACACAGGGTGAATGGGTCGCATTTATTTCGTCTGGTACTGGTACATATGCGGTGCATACACCTGGTGATAAACGATGTGAAGACGTTATCAAATGGCCCGGCTTTGATGGGCAGAAAAACGCAGAGAACAACGCTCGTTATATCGCAGATTTCAACCCTGAAGTAGTGCAGGCGCTGCTGGATGAACGGGAAAGAAACCAGCAATACATCAAAAGCCGTGACCAGGAGAACGAGGAAATTGCGCTAACGGTAAGGGAACTGCGTGTTGAGCTTGAGGAAGCAAAATCAAAACTCAACGAGCAGCGTGAGTATTACGAGGGAGTAATCGCGGATGGAAGTAAGCGCATAGCAGAACTGGAAGCTAGGGAAATAAAACCAGCCAAAGGCGAAGTTCTTGTCGTTGTATCTGGTTTTACTGGTTGCGGGAAAAGCGCCATTGCCGGGGAAATAGAAATTGCGATGAAGGCTATTGGTGTACCGGTTCAGTGGACTAATGGCGATGCGGAAAAGCGCATGACAGGAGCTGACTGGCTGACAGCGATTGAGATGTACAAACCAACAGTGCGCATCGTGGAAGTTAATGTGCCACGCGCCGCAGGCATTCGCATCAAAGGAGGTGAGTAATGCGTGTGGCATGTATCGGCTTGTTACCGTACCCGACTCGTTTTTGGGCTTCTGCGCTAATTGCAAAGCCGTATGTCCTGATGGCTGACAGCATCATTCCGGCACCGAAACGCCGTACAGGCGTTGCAGCGGCGAAACGAGCAGCAAGGAAACGCAGGAGAACAAAACGATGAAAAACCGTAAGGCAAAAATTCTGTTAGCTAGCAGAAACGGTGTTGGGGTCTGGCGATGGTTGAGGATTAGTAACAGACGAGTGAGGTTGACGGGGTGTTGCGGGGTGATGGGTCACAGCTGTTGCAAAAAGCCCAGTGCGGCGCAAAACCGCTGGAAAAACCACTTGCGCACTAAAGGAGAGTGATATGGCTATCGCTGCAAGTTACACCATGCATCTCTATTGTGATTGCCTCCAATGTACAGATGGCAAATATAAGTCGCCAGACTTCGGTGAGTATATAGGTACGTCATGGGCTGGCTGTGCAAAAGAGGCGCGCAAGGATGGCTGGCGAATAAGCAAAGACAAAACGCGTGCTTTTGCGCCCGGGCATAAAGTTTTGAGGATTAACAAATGACCACTATAACCAAAGAGCGACTGCTGACAATCAAGCAGTGGCGCGAAACATACGGACCTGGTAGCAACGTTGTACTGCCAGCAGAAGAAGCGGAAGAGCTGGCACGAATTGCACTGGCATCGCTGGAAGCAGAACCTGTAAGCCAAACTTACAAGTTGAACCAGCTATCGGGCAACTCTCCGGTAACTCCGGATGATTGGATAAGCTGTAGTGAGCAAATGCCGGACGACGCGCAGTGGTGCGTAGTGAACACAGAATACGGGTATTACGTGCAATGCTGGTCTGAAGGTCAAGGGTGGCTTGGTGATGATATCAGCATCCCTGAATGCGATGTAATCAATTGGATGCCGCTACCAGAACCGCCGCAGGAGGTGAAGTAATGGACTATTCACAGTTAAGTGATTTTGAAATTAACAGAATGGTAGGAGACATAATTTTTAAAGGCCTTTGGGCATGTAAACCGGAAACATCAGGGAATAACACCAACAAATGGTATTACGGAAATGCTGATACAACTTTTGAGCCATTAAACCCTTTACCTGACTACTGCAATGATCCGAGCGCCTCATGGCCTGTAATCGCAAAACATCAGATCAGCATATGTGCATACGAAAGAAATAATCCTGGAATGAAGAATGAATATTGGTGGGAGGCGGATAGATTTTGTGAATTTATTACCATAGACAACAACCCACTCCGCGCCGCCATGATTGTATTTCTCATGATGCAGGAAAATCAGAATGGCTAAATCATCAGCAGAGCGCAAAGCCGCTCAGAGAGCCAGACAAGCTGCATCTGGTGTGCGTAAGCTGGAAATTGTGCTTGATGCTCAGGAAATTGAAATGCTGGAGCGTAACTGTGCCACGCGTCGCCCCGGGCGTGCGCCTTACGAATTTGGTGAGTATATAGCGTTACTGATCCGCCAGGATGATGCACGCGTGCGCGGGCGTATAAAATCGATCAGCAGAAAACGTTGCGGTAAGTGCGGCGAGAGAGTTCCAGTTAATTCATGCCCGTGTAATGGTGACTCGCAATGCTGGGTGACTAAAGGCTGGCATGAAACGAAATTAATAGTGTGACATGTCACGAGTAGATTATGCATGATGAATTTGATGGGTTTTGAATACTGCCGCCAACTATGGCGGCTTTATTTTGCATGATACTATTACCACAACGGTAACTATTACCACGGTGGTTATGATGCCTGCTGAACCTAAAACCTATAAACGCAAATCAACGCAATTTAAGCCACTAACAGCAATGCAGGAGGCTTATTGCCAGTCATACATCAAAACGCCTGAAAACCAGACTCAGGCAGCGATTAACGCAGGATTCTCCCCAAATACAGCGGCAGTTAAAGCCAGTGTCATGATGCGCGATGAACGCATTCAAAAACGGATTGCCGAGATGATGGAGGAGCGCAACAAACGAATGCGCGTCAGTGCTGATTACGTTCTCATGCGCCTGGTGGAGATCGACCAGATGGACGTGATCGACATCCTCAACGACGATGGGAGCCTTAAACCAATCCGTGAGTGGCCGAAAATTTGGCGCACTACGCTTAGTGGCTTTGATCTGTCATCGACCATCATGAACATGAACGAGGATTCGATAGAGACAATCCTCAAAAAAATTAAATGGCCTGACAAGGTGAAGAACCTTGAGCTGATTGGTAAGCATGTTGATGTCAACGCGTTCAAAGAACGTCTGGATGTTAATGTGAATGTGACAATTGCTGATCGCATAGCAGCAGCCAGGAAGCGACTCAAAGAACGTCAGGATGGTAATCAGTGACAGATACAGCGTTATCTCCTGAAGAGCAGTTGATCGAGGATATTGCAGGGTTCACTCACGATCCGCTTGGCTATGCCCTCTATGCGTTCCCGTGGGGGGAAGAGGGGACTGAATTAGCACATGCCACCGGTCCACGTCAGTGGCAGGCTGATGCGTTCCGAGAGATACGTGATCACCTGCAGAATCCAGAGACGCGCTATCAGCCGCTTATGCTGGCACGTGCTTCGGGTCACGGTATTGGTAAATCCGCATTCATCTCAATGCTGATCAACTGGGGCATGTCCACTTGCGAGGATTGTAAGGTCGTGGTGACCGCCAACACCGACAACCAGCTACGAACGAAGACTTGGCCGGAAATTATCAAGTGGTCGAACCTTGCTATCACGAAAGACTGGTTTACCTGTACCGCTACCGCGATGTACAGCAATGACCCTGGGCACGACAAGCGGTGGCGAGCTGACGCAATCCCCTGGTCTGAGCACAACACTGAGGCATTCGCCGGACTACACAACGAGCGCAAACGCATCATCGTGGTATTCGATGAAGCGTCGAACATTGCGGATCTGGTGTGGGAAGTTGCCGAGGGTGCGCTAACGGACGAAGACACTGAGATTATCTGGGTGGCGTTCGGAAACCCGACGCGTAACACCGGGCGTTTCCGTGAATGTTTCCGCAAGTACAAACACCGCTGGAAGTGTGCGCAGATTGACAGCCGGACGGTGGAAGGCACTAACAAACAGCAGTTGCAGAAATGGGTTGATGACTACGGGGAAGACAGCGACTTCGTTAAAATCCGTGTGCGCGGCATATTCCCGGATGCATCTGAATTGCAGTTTATCCCTACTGGCCTTACTGACGAGGCAATGAAACGGGTGGTAACCGCTGCGCAGGTTGCACATGCTCCGGTGATAATCGGCGTTGACCCGGCATACTCCGGCGTTGATGACGCTGTGATATACCTGCGGCAGGGGCTGCACAGTAAGGTGCTGTGGACTGGCAACAAGACCACTGACGATCTGATTATGGCGAAGCGTATCGCTGACTTTGAAGACCAGTACCAGGCTGACGCAGTGTTCATCGACTTCGGTTACGGAACTGGTCTGAAGTCAATCGGTGACGGCTGGGGTCGTACATGGCAACTTGTTCCGTTCGGTGGCGCGTCTACTGACCCGCAGATGCTCAACAAGCGTGGGGAGATGTTCAACTCATGCAAGACATGGCTGAGGCTGGGTGGCATGCTTGATGACCAGGAAACAGCGGACGACCTGTCGGCGGCTGAGTACAAAGTTCGAGTGGACGGTAAAATCGTTATCGAACCGAAGGAAGATATCAAGGAGCGGCTTGGGCGTTCGCCGGGTAAAGGCGATGCGCTACTGCTGACGTTTGCGTTCCCTGTGTCGAAGCGTCTGCGAATTCCCGGGCAGCAGAACCAGCAAGGCAAGGCCATCACAGATTACGATCCCTATGCTTAATCCGTTGGAGGGGATAATGCTGCTGATATCCTCTGGTGAGGATAAAACAAAGCCAGCTCATCGGCTGGCTGTTTGTGACATGTCACGGTGTTATTGCTCGCTTAGCTTCTGCTTCAGCAAGTAACCTTCGAGCATCCAGATTTTGTTTACAGCATTCTGCCGGGCAATCTTCCGACCAATTTCTGCATCAAAGTTTTCCTGGCTTGCACAGGCACTCTCTCCGGTGACGGTGAAGCCATTCTTCAGCACCAGTACGCAGAAAGTCAGGAGGTCTGTAGAGTTATGCGCTGTCCATGAATCGCCAACGCCCATATTGGCGGCACGAATGCCGTCATAAGCAGTAAAGAAATGCTCTTCAAGAATGATGCTTTCGATATATTGAGGCGTAACTCGCGGTGCCGTTTTGCCTTTCTCAACGATTTCTTTTTCGATTTGCTGGTCGTTCATAATCTCACCTTAAAAAAATGCCCGGCGAACCGGGCGAACTGGAAGCAATGAGTTCTTCCTTCCGTGGCTGTACGGGTTTACAGCATGAAGTCATCGCAATGGCGTCCTGCTGTAAAAAGTGCGGTGATAGTCCTTCAAGGGAAACCATCACCGCCAAGCACTGGAACTTCTGGCATCACGGTCCTTAGGCGTGATTCTGGCGTGGCATGCAGGATTCGAACCTGCGACCAACCGCTTAGAAGGCGGTTGCTCTGTCCGACTGAGCTAATGCCACAACGCTGAGAGCACTTAGCCTGTTAAGGCACCACACTTTGTCGCGGCTCCATAAATGCTCTCATCGTTGTACCCTCGTCTCTTCCGAGGCGTCACACCGAATCGCCGGGATGGTGAATCCCCGTGCGCGGAATAAAACCGCTCGACTTGCACATTCCGGCTACCTGGTTCGTTTGCCCGAGCAAGGGAGGGTGCCCCTTAAACGTATCCAGGCCGCTATCGGCGCATGTGCCATACGCCGTACTGCTCAAAATAAAAGCTCACTCCACCTGTTCAATTTAACGACAAGCCAGTCAGGTTAGTAACCGGAATGAACTTTTTGGTTACCTGAAAGGTAATAATTCGTGCGTTAAATGTCAACCGACTACGATAAATAAATCATATGTGGTTAAATTGGTAATAATTTAATTGCGTACGGAGTCATTGATATGTGCATGGGTAGCTCACCATCAGTGCCTGCAACACCAGAAGTTCAGGCAGCACCACAGGAGCAGGATGCCGCCGTTGTTGATGCCCGCGACGAAGAAACTCGTCGCCGTCGCGCTGCTGCTGGTCGTAGTTCTACGCTGCTTACCGGTTCTCAGGGCGACACATCAACCGCTAATACCAGCGGTAAAACGCTACTTGGTCAGTAACCGGAGTCATTGAAATGGCGGAAACAACTAAAGAGCGATTGAACAAACAGTTCGCACAACTTGAAAGCGAGCGTCAGTCGTTCGAGCCGCACTGGCGCGAGTTGAGTGATTACATCAACCCGCGTGGTTCCCGCTTTCTGACTTCTGAGGTCAACCGTAACGATCGACGCAATACACGCATTATTGATTCGACCGGGACTATGGCGGCGCGCACTCTCGCCAGCGGCATGATGTCAGGCATCACAAGCCCCGCGCGTCCGTGGTTTCGCCTGGCTACGCCAGATCCTGAAATGATGGATTATGGCCCTGTTAAGTTGTGGCTTGAGGCGGTGCAGAACCGCATGAACGATATGTTCAATAAGTCGAATCTCTATCAGTCTCTGCCGCAGTTATACGGAAGCCTCGGCACATACAGCACTGGTGCAATGGCAGTGCTGGAGGATGACGAGGACATCATTCGCACAATGCCATTCCCGATAGGCAGTTACTACCTGGCTAACTCACCTCGTGGCAGTGTGGACACCTGTTTTCGCAAGTTCTCTATGACTGTTCGTCAGCTTGTTCAGGAGTTCGGGCTAAATAACGTCAGCGAATCCGTAAAAAGCATGTGGGAAAGCGGCACCTACGAGAAGTGGATTGAAGTGATGCATTCGGTTTACCCGAACATTGACCGCGATACATCGAAGCTGGATAGCAAGAACAAGCCATTCAAATCGGTTTATTACGAGGTTGGTGGCGATAACGACAAGTTGTTGCGTGAGTCCGGATTCGATGAGTTTCCAATTATGGCTCCGCGCTGGGAAGTTAACGGCGAAGATGTTTATGGATCATCATGCCCGGGTATGCTGGCGCTTGGACCTGTTAAGGCATTGCAGCTTCTCCAGAAGCGCAAGTCGCAGTTGATTGATAAAGCCACCAATCCGCCGATGGTTGCTCCGACTTCCCTCAAGAATCAGCGCGCCTCCCTTCTTCCTGGCGACATCACGTATATCGATCAGATTACTGGTCAGGATGGTTTCAGGCCTGCTTATCTGGTTAACCCCAGTACAGCAGATCTGGTAGCAGACATTCAGGACACTCGCCAAATCATTAACAGCGCCTACTTTGTCGATCTGTTCATGATGTTGCAGAACATCAATACCCGCTCGATGCCTGTTGAAGCGGTGATCGAAATGAAAGAAGAAAAACTTCTGATGTTGGGGCCGGTTCTGGAGCGTCTGAACGACGAATGTCTTAATCCTCTCATTGACCGCGCTTTCTCGATGATGGTGCGTAAAAAAATGCTGCCGCCACCGCCTGACGCGATGGAAGGTATGCCCCTGAAGGTCGAATACATTTCCGTCATGGCTCAGGCGCAGAAGTCTATCGGCCTGTCCAGTCTGGCGTCTACGGTCAACTTCATTGGTCAACTTGCGCAAGCGAAACCAGAAGCTCTCGACAAACTCAACGTTGATCAGGCGATCGATGCATTCGCTGATATGTCCGGAGTGTCTCCAACCGTCATTGTTCCGCAGGAACAGGTTGAGCAGACTCGCCAGCAACGGGCACAGCAACAACAGCAGCAACAAATGATGGCGATGGGGATGGCGGCGGCACAGGGTGCCAAGACGCTAAGCGAAGCTAAAACTTCGGATCCGAGTGTTTTGTCAGCTATGGCGAATGCAGTTAGTGGTCAGGGTGGGCAATCACAATGACAGATTACGAAGACGATCAACTGAAAGAAGAAAACGCCCGTAAGCAACGTGACATGGCGCAGCGTGAAATTGATGACATTCGCTTTGTCATGAGCAGTGAACAGGGGCGTCGCGTTGTCTGGTCGGTGCTGGAGAAAGGCCGTGTGTTTTCCGCTATCTCACCGATGGACGCTATGGCAATGGCATTTAATGAGGGGCAACGCAATCTGGCGCTGGAACTGTTTCAGCGCGTTATGGCGCATTGCCCTGAACAGTATTTGAAGATGGCCAAAGAGGCCAGTGAACAGGAGTGATCATGAATTTATTTGAGCGTTTGCTGTATCGCCGTCTTTGCAATGAGCAACCAGTCGATGGTGGAGCAGCTCCGGCTGCGTCAGAACCGTCAGCGCCTGCAGGTGATAACCCTGCTCCAGTTGGTGATCCATCACAACAGGAAGGTGATAAGACACAACCTGTTGCTGATGGCGATAAACCTGCTGATGACAAAAAGCCTGAAAGCGATAAGCAGGGTGAAAAAAAGGACGGCGATAAACCGGAGGGTGCGCCTGAGAAGTACGAGTTTCAGGCTGCCGAAGGCGTAGAGCTGGATACAGAAGCGTTGAAGGAATTCGAGCCGGTGGCGCGAGAACTTAACCTGACCAACGAGCAAGCGCAAAAGCTGGTTGATGCTTATCCGAAGATTCTGGCAGGTGTTCAGCAGCGCCAGGCAGAAGCCTGGCAGAAAACAACCGAGCAGTGGGCTGCGGATGTAAAAGCTGACAAAGAAATCGGTGGCGACAAGTTGATTTCTAACCTTAGCGCCGCACAGCGTGCGCTTGACCAGTTCGGGACACCTGAACTCAAAGAGTATCTGAACGCCACCGGGCTGGGTAATCACCCTGATCTGGTCAAAACGTTCGTGAAAATCGGAAAGGCGATGTCTGAAGATGGCATGGTCACCGGTGGTAATGAAGGCCAGCGTAGTGCGGCCGAAGTGCTCTATGGCAAATAAGAGAGGAAATGACAATGGCTGTTAAAGGCTTAACTGCGCTAACGCTGGCTGACTGGGGTAAGCGCGTCGATCCAAACGGGAAAGTCGATAAGATTATCGAGCTTCTCGGTCAAACTAACCCGATCCTTCAGGATATGCCTTTTGTCGAAGGGAACCTTCCTACCGGACACCGAACCACCATTCGTTCTGGTTTACCTTCAGCTACCTGGCGTTTGCTGAACTATGGCGTACAGCCAAGCAAATCAACCACAGTGCAGGTCACCGATTCCGTTGGCATGCTGGAAACCTATGCTGAGGTCGATAAGTCACTGGCTGATCTGAACGGCAATACCGCCGAATTCCGCCTGTCTGAAGACCGAGCATTTATTGAAGCGATGAATCAGCAGATGGCGCAGACGCTGTTTTATGGTGATTCCAGCGTTAACCCTCAGCAGTTTATGGGACTGTCCTCCCGCTATTCCAGCCTGTCTGCGGGTAATGCTCAGAACATCATTGATGCTGGTGGCACGGGTACAGATAACACCTCAATCTGGTTAGTGGTGTGGGGCGAAAACACCGTGCATGGCATCTTCCCGAAAGGGCAGAAGGCTGGCATTCAGATGGAAGATAAAGGCCAAGTGACACTGGAAGATGCTAATGGCGGCAAGTACGAAGGCTACCGTACCCATTACAAATGGGATAACGGACTTGCTCTGCGTGACTGGCGTTATGTCGTTCGCATTGCAAACATCGATGTCAGCAATCTTTCAGAACCTTCCTCTGCCGCAAATATTGCGAAGTTGATGGTTAAAGCACTGCATCGCATTCCAAACCGTGGCATGGGGCGCCCAGTGTTCTACATGAACCGCACTGTAGGCCAGGCTCTTGATCTGCAATCTCTGGAGAAAACATCTCTGGCGATCAGCGTAAAAGAGACAGAAGGCGAGTGGTGGACTTCATTCCGTGGTGTACCAATCCGTGAAACTGATGCGCTTCTGGAAACAGAAGCCCGCGTGGTGTAACGCCTGTTATTAACCTGTGGGTCGTAACAGACCCACTAATGGAGAAAGAAGATGATCACCGACAAACTGTTGATGTTCTCCGAAGCTCAGGCGGTTACGAATACCGCGGCTTCTACTGACGTAATCGATCTCGGTCCAATTGACGGAAAACATCGTGATATCGGCGTGGGTTACCCGCTTGAGTTTTGGGCGCTGGTTAACACAGCCGCCGCGGCAAGCGGTGATGCAACTGTAAACATCCAGTTGCAGACGAGTGAGAATAACAGCTCATGGACCACTATTTATGATAGTGGCGCACTGGCAAAGACCGCCCTGACAGCAGGTAAACGAATTGTTTCTGCAAAGGTGCCTGCCGGTGTTAAGCGATATCTGCGTGTTAACTACTCCGTCGCAACTGGCCCACTAACGGCTGGCGAATTCACTGCTGGTATCAGTCTTGATGTTGATGCCAATACGCCGTATCCGATCCGCTCAAAAGTAACTGGTTAAGGTGATATCGATGTCAGGTGAGAAACCAAGATACCGCGTTCTGCGCCTCTCTCATATCCATAACACACTGTGGCCGGAGGGGGCAGAAATCGAATACGAAGGTGAGCCTGGTAGCGCACTGGAACCTGTTAACGATGCAGCCAGACAGGCAAAAGCAAAGGTAGCAGGAAAGGTGTCTATGGCAGCAACCAGCACCAAAATCATCAACGATGTGTCAGATGATGGTGAACTGGATAAGCTCCGTGAAGAGTACGAATTGCTCTTTAACGAGAAGCCACACCATAACGCCAAAGCCGAAACGCTCCGCGAGAAGATCGCAGATAAGCGTAAAGAACTGGGCGTGTAAGCCTCGCGAATCAGATAAGGGGCTTCGGCCCCTTTATTGCAGGAGTGTATATGGAACTCGTAAACCTCAAAACCGGCACTGACAGCTACCAGGATGAGAGCGGAGAAACCAGAACTCGCGATGAATACCCGTGGGGGCTGTGCATCACTCTTAATAACGACACATTGAATAAGCTGAAGGCGCAACCTCAGGGCGTCGGAACAGAAGTGATGATAACTGCAAAGGCTGTTATTCGAGGCCTGTCTGCCAGAGAAACTGACGATGGTGTTAATCGCAGCGCCGATCTGCAGATCACTGATATGGCGATCGCTCCTGTTTCCGGGGATGTAGAAAAATCAGCGGCTGAAACCCTGTACGGCAATGGGGGTGAGTAATGGCCTCTGTAGTAGAGATCTGCAATCGTGCGCTGTCCAATATTGGCAATAGCCGCAGCATTAACAGCCTGACGGAAGCCAGCAAGGAAGCGGGGGAATGTTCGCTGCACTTTGAGGCCTGCCGTGATGCTGTGCTTTCTGATTTTGACTGGAACTTTGCTACCAAACGCGTGTCGCTTGCAGATACGAGCAATCCACCGCCTGACTGGGAATATGCGTATCAGTACCCGTCCGATTGTCTGCGCATTACTGAAATTATGCTTCCTGGTGTACGCAATCCAACAGCAGCAATGCGCGTTCAGTACGAAGTTGGTGCAGACACCAACGGAACAGGAAAGTTGATCTACACAGACCAGCCTCAGGCATGGCTCAAGTATGTCTCTCGCGTTACAGATGTGAACATGTTTGATGCCATTTTTATGGAGGCGTTGGCCTGGCGTCTTGCGGCAGCTATTAACATGGCGCTGACTGGGAATGCAGACCTCGGTACGTTTGCCCTCAATATGTACAATCGCGTGATTCTTAGTGCTGGCTCGCATAGCCAGAATGAATCACAGGAACCACAGCCACCGGTTGATGAGTTTACCATTGCGAGGTTGTCCTGATGGCTATCAGTTGGATCCAGCCCAGCTTTGCCGGTGGTGAGATTGGACCGTCGTTGTACGGGCGTATTGACATGGCGAAGTACCAGGTGGCATTGCGCAAGTGCGATAACTTTATCGTGCGGCAGTATGGCGGCGTTGAGAATCGACCTGGTACGCGTTTTGTCGGTGCCGCCAAATACCCAAATCGGAAATGCCGCCTGATCCCGTTCCAGTTCTCGACGGTTCAGACCTATGCTCTGGAGTTCGGACACCAGTACATGCGCGTTATCAAAGATGGTGCGTTGGTGCTGAACAGCAGCAATGTTATTTATGAAATTGCCACGCCATATACTGAAGCCGATCTGTTCCGAATTAAATTCACGCAAAGCGCCGACGTGCTTACGCTGGTTCACCCGGCATACCCGCCGAAAGAGTTGCGCCGATATGCTCATGACAACTGGCAACTGGTTGATGTGGTAACGAAGAACGGGCCATTTGAAGATATCAATATTGACGAGTCAGTGACGGTTTATGCCAGCGCCAGCACCGGGACAATTACGTTAACGGCAAGCGCCTCTATTTTTGGCGCGGAGCAGGTAGGAAAATTGTTCTATCTGGAACAGCCTGCAGTGGATTCAGTGCCGGTATGGGAAACCAGTAAGAGTACGTCGATTGGCGATATTCGCCGTGCAGACAGTAACTACTATCGCGCCGTTACAGCAGGCAAAACAGGTACTTTGCGCCCTTCGCATACAGAAGGCACATCATGGGATGGCTGGGGCGGATCCGGTGATGATGATACTGGCATTGAGTGGGAATATCTGCACAGTGGTTTTGGCATTGCCCGTATCACTGCTGCAAATGGAACTACTGCAACTGCCGAGGTGATTTCCTATATCCCTTCGCAGGTAGTTGGCGAGGATAATGCCAGCTATAAATGGGCTAAATATACCTGGAACAGTGTTAATGGTTATCCTGGCACTGTTGTTTATTATCAACAACGTCTTTACTTCGCCGCATCGACTGCGTTCCCTCAGACTATCTGGGCCAGCCGTACCGGGGATTATAAGGATTTTGGCAAAAGCAATCCTACGCAGGATGACGACAGAATTATCTACACCTATGCCGGGCGTCAGGTTAATGAGATCCGCCACCTGATTGATGTCGGTTCGCTGGTGGCACTGACTTCCGGAGGTGAGTACGTCATCACCGGCGACCAGAACAAAGTGTTAACCCCATCATCATTTGCATTCAGCTCTCAGGGATCAAATGGCTCGAGCAATGTCCCACCAATTGCCGTGGCGAATATTGCTCTGTTCGTCCAGGAGAAAGGCAGTGTTGTCCGTGATTTGGCCTACTCATTCGATGTTGACGGCTATCAGGGGAACGACCTGACCATCCTTGCCAATCATCTTTTTCAGAAGCACAGCATTGTTGACTGGTGCTTCTCTATTGTCCCTTACTCCAGCGCCTTCTGCATTCGTGATGACGGTAAATTACTGGTGATGACCTATTTGCGTGATCAGCAGGTTTTTGCATGGGCACCACAATCCAGTACCGGAAAATATGAAAGCACATGCAGTATCAGCGAAGGCAATGAAGATGCGGTGTATTTCGTCGTTAACCGAACCGTTAACGGGCAAACAGTGAGATACATCGAGCGGCTGTCCAGCCGTTTATTTACCAGCGATGAAGATGCTTTCTTTGTTGATTCTGGCCTTAGCTATGATGGAAGAAATACGTCTGACAGAACGATGACCATCACTGGTGGTTCTGGCGAATGGGATTACCGCGCGGAATATACAATCAGTATTTCTGGTGGTGCGTACTTCACCAGTAGTGATGTCGGTGCGCAACTACAGTTCCCTTATACCGGAACTGATCCTGATACTGGCGATGAAGTGTCAAAAGAATTACGTTGCGACATTATTTCTGTAACCAGCAACACCGCTGTAGTGGTTCGTGCTAACAGGAACGTCCCGCCATCCCTCAGGAATGTGGCCACCACGAACTGGCAGATGGCGCGCCGGGCATTTGGCGGCTTGTCTCATCTTGAAGGTCAGACCGTAAACATCCTCTCTGATGCGAACGTGGAACCACAGAAAGTAGTTTCCGGAGGTGCCGTCACGCTTGAATCACCAGGGGCTGTAGTGCACATCGGCCTGCCAATAACTGCTGAATTCGAAACACTGGATATCAACATTAACGGACAGGAAACGCTGCTGGACAAAAAACAGGTGATCCCGTCCGTTACTCTGGTTGTGAATGCCAGTCGCGGCATCTGGGCGACTACTCCCGGCGGTAAATGGTACGAATATCCACAGCGTGAATTCGAGTTCTACGATGATCCTGTTGATGACGCTACCGGAAAAGTAGAAGTGAAACTGGACAGTAACTGGGGCAAAAACGGACGTGTAAAAATCCGTCAGCTTGATCCGTTGCCGCTGTCTGTTCTTGCCGTTATTCCTCGCCTTACTGTTGGGGGATTCTGATGATCGATGTTCAAATTATTCCCGCAACCGAAGAGCATCTTCAGATGATTTTGCCGGATGTTCGTCAGGCTGATATTGACGAACTGTATGCTGTATCGCTGATGACTACCGAAGATGCGCTGCGTGTTGGTCTGCGCACTGCGACCATGGCCTGGTCAGGATTTGCAAACGGAGAACTGGTAACCATGTTTGGTGTATCTCCGGCGTCAATGATTGGTGGCAATGGTACGCCCTGGCTGGTCGGAACCAGCCGTATTGAAAAATATCAGAAGACATTTCTTCGCCACTGCCGCCCTGTATTGCAGCAGATGCTGGCAGTTTATCCGCGCCTGGAAAACTACGTCGACGAGCGAAACCATGTTGCCAAAGCATGGCTGCACTGGCTTGGATTCAGGCTTGAAGAAGCCGCGCCTTATGGTGCTCTTGGTCTTAATTTCCACAGATTTCACATGGAGAGAAAATAATGTGTAACCCAGCCATCGCTTTGGTTGCCGTCACAGTGGCATCCACAGCCGCGTCAATGTACAGCCAGAGCAAGCAGGCAAAATACCAGTCAGCCATAGCTGATCGGAATACTGAAATTGCTGAAGCTCAGGCACAGGATTCAATCAATCGTGGGAATATTGAAGCGGATCAGCGTCGTCGTGAAATGCGTCAACGCTCAGGCACTGCGGCGGCCACTATGGGGGCTACCGGTGCGGAATTAAGTAGCGGAACAGCTCTTGACGTTTTTGCGGATAATGCTCAGTTCGGCACTCTTGATGCGTTAACGACAGTGAATAATGCTCAGCGTGAGGCATATGGGTATCAGGTTCAGGGAATGAATGCTCAGGCACAGGGGGCTGCTGCTCAGTCGGCTGCTAAATCATCGATGACCAGCACTTTGTTAACGGCACCACTAAAAGCATACGGTGCATACCAGATGGGCGGAGGAACGTGGAGCCCATTCTCTCAGAAGGCTGCGCCGATTTCTGCTGCTGTTGGCACTCCAACCGGTCGATAAGGGGATAATAAGATGCCAGTTGTACCAACAACATCGGGCCGTCAGGTTCAGAGCAGAGGGATTTCGACGCAGGGATTCTCATCGTTTCAGACACCAAATGTCGGTGATGTACTTGGCGATGTTGCAGAGCAATATGCAGGTATTATTGCGCAGGCAAAACAGCGTGCGAATGTTGCTATGGCTCAGGATGCTTCTCTTAGCTTAAGCCAGATAAGCAGCGATCTGCTGAATAACCCTGAAACAGGTTTGCTTAACCTGAAAGGGAAAAATGCTATTGGAAAAGGTCAGGAGTATACGCAGCAGTTTGATGCCCAGGTCGAGCAACTGGCTATGTCGCTGCCGGATGAACAGACTCGTAATGCTTTCATGCAGCAGGCGCAGCAGCAGCGCATTCAGTTCACTACGCAGGCCGGGCGGCACGAGATAGGGCAAATTAATGCCTACGAAGAAGGTCAGTTTCAGGCGACGCTGCTGAATAATGGTAAAAATGCCGCAGCATTGTATGGCGACAATGCCGCATATGTATTGGCTAATAAGCAAACTTTCCAGCAAATTGAGGATTACGGCATTGCGCATGGCTGGAGCGACGAGCAAATCCAGGCCAAGAAAATCGAGTTTAAAGAGAAGGTTGCTGATGCCGCATTGTCCCAGTGGTCGGCAAACAATGCGACCGCATTCATCCAAAATAATGGCGAGTTAAGTGATACTGCTGCTGGAGCTCGCCGTGCTGTAGCAGATAGTGACTCTTCCGAGCGTGCCCGTGGCATACGCAACAATAACCCAGGAAATCTCGAATACAGCAAAACTAATCCGTGGGTAGGCCAGACCGGTGATGATGGTCGATTTGCTAAATTCGAAACACCTGAACACGGGATTCGTGCATTAGGGCGAAACCTGATGTCGTATCAGAGGCAGGGTATTGATACCGTCAGCGAGATAATTAATCGCTGGGCACCGCCTACTGATAAAAATGATACTATGTCGTATATCAAAGCAGTGTGCGAACAACTTGGCGTTTCTGCTGATGATCCTCTCGATGCATCTAATCCTGATACCCTGAAGGCGCTTTGTGCAGCCATTATCCATCATGAGAACGGTAGCCAGCCATACAGTGATCAGCAGTTAACTGCTGGTGTCAGTGCAGCACTTGGTTTATCAACAATTCCAACCAACACCAAACGCTATACCGGTAATGCAGCATTCGATGCGGCATCTCCTGAGGCTCAGGCAAGTTTTATGCGACAGGCGGATCAACTGCGTCGGCAGCAGCAGGCTGAATATAAAACGATAATTGACAGCAAGGTTCGCGATGCGACGGCTGCGTATATGCGTGGCGTTGAATTTCCTAACCCACCTGGTGAGGATGATTTTATTGCAGCTTATGGCGTCAGAGAAGGAAACCTGCGATATACCGAGTTCAGAAATACGCAGATCGCCGGACAGTATATAGGCTCTTTCCGCAACATGCCGACAAGCAGCATTACCGCATATGTTGAGCAATTACGCCCGGATACTGGTGAGACAGGAGAGGGTTATGCGTCTCGCGCAGCTCTTTATGACAACGTTGTTTCGGCTGCAAATCAGGTGATAAAGCAGCGGCAGTCGGATCCTGTGCAGTTCTCTCTTGCCTCCGGACAGGCAAAGCCTATCGACATGAGCAATAAGGATAACTTTGGACAGAGCGTTGCCTTGCGTGCCGCTCAGATCAGTGACCTTGCTAAGTCATATGGCACTCCACTGACGTTCTTTTCCAAAGACGAGGCCAATCAGATCGGTGTTTTCTTTCGTGATGCTCCAGTTTCCCAACAGGCAGCATATCTCGATACCATCAGGCAGAGCACTGGTGGTGGGCAGGTGTATATGTCAGCACTACAGCAGATCAGTGCCAACGCTCCATCTGCTGCCGTTGCCGGGATACTGATGGACAAGCCTGGTGGTATTTTGGCAGAAACAAACTGGTTTAATCCGGATGTTTCCGTGTCTCCTGAAACCGCTGCGCAGACAATTCTTGCTGGCGCGGCGGCTCGTAAAGGTACTGATGATGCGAAAGGTATTCCGATGCCTAAAGATGCTGATCTTCGCCTTGAGTTTTCTGACATGGTGAAGGATGCATTTGCTGGTGATGCTCAGGGGGCATCAATGGCATACGAGATCGCAAAGGACTATTACGCTGGTGTGATGGCGAAAAAAGGCGTGATATCAGGCGAAATTGACACTGATATCTGGAAACAGGCTGTTAACGTAGCTACAGGTGGCGTGCATGACTATAACGGAATGGGGAATGTCCTTTTGCCGTGGGGAATGTCTGCAGAGCAATTCGATAAGCAGGTTAATCAGGCTTGGAATGAACAAGTTGTCGGCACCGGGATAAAAACACCGCCTGGTCAGTATGGTTTGCAAAGTTACGGCGATAGTCAGTACCTGGTGAAACTTGGTACTGGTTATCTGCTGAAAGATGATGGTTCTCCCGTTGTTCTTAATCTGACACAGAAGCGTCAGAGATTCTCCGGAGATATTCCGCAATGAGTTACTTTGGCCTTAATCCAGTAAACCAGAATCAGCAGCTTGACGAAGCAGCATCAAATCCAGCTGGCTTTAACAGCGATGTTGGTTTTTTCGACAACGCTGTAGGAGCGGCATTGTCTGGTTTGTACTCCGGGCTGGTGGCAAAGCCAGATCAGTTGCTATGGGCAGGGATGGATAAAATCGTATCCCCGATTGCTCAGTTTGTTAACGAAAACACCTCGCTCAATGACACTTCAGTTTCATACATTGCTGAGCAGAGAAAACTAGCAGAGCAGCAGGTTAAGCGGCTGACGCCTGATGCCGCGACAACCGGAACCGCCGGGCAGGTTCTTTATGGGTTGTTCGATATGGGCGGGCAGGCTGTTGTCGGTACAACGCTCGGTGGTCCGGTCGGAGGTGCTGCGGCGGTAACTTCTCTACAGGGTTTTTCTGAGTTTGAACGGCTGACAGCACAGGGTGTTGATTTCAGGACGGCGCAGGAAGCGGGATTAGTGCAGGGTATTACTGCTGGTGCCGGAACACTGATCCCTATGAGCCTCGGGTTACGTGCTGGTGGTGCGCTGGCGGAAGGTGTGGCGGCTCAGCTTGCGCGGACGGGTGAAAGTTCAGTGCGACGCGCCGCAGCAACAGCAGTACGTGCAACGCCAGATATTGCCTATGCCGCAGGTACAAATATTGCGTTCGGTATGGCACAGCGTGGGCTTACTGCAAAAACGCTTCGTGATGGTGGCTATAGCGAAATGGCTAACCAGTATGATGTGTTGGATCGACAGGCAATTGCTATTGATGCTGTTCTTGGGGTGGCGTTTGGTGGTGTCGGCAGATTTATTAACTCTCGCGGCGAGCCTACAAGCGCACCAAATTTTTCACCAGTTGATATCGATGCTGCACTGGCGGCGAATGCCGCTCATCATGCTGAAATTGATATTGCTCCCGGCGTTCCGATCAACGTGCTTTCGCGTAATTCGCACATTCAGGCTCTGCGAAAAGCCATGTCTGATGTTAGCCAGGGGAGACCTGTAGACGTTGCCAGCATTGTTGAGTCTGCATCTTTCAGTGAAATTCCTGGGCGCAAGAGTCTGCTGTCTCAGGCAGTTAATGAGGCTCTGTCATCTGTAGATGATGGAGTAACGGCGCGCGCTATAGAAAATCGGTTGCTTGAAGAACAGGCCGCGCAGCTTTTGCCGCGTGGCGATAGACAGGTTTACCAGTCTGAAATCGCTAATAGCCAACGAATTATTGAAAATCTCACTGAACAGCGCGCACAAATTCTTGCAGAAGAGCCAACCGGTAGCGGTAAGGCTTTATCTCGTGCTCGATCAGATAAACAGGCCAGACTTCGCGATATTGACCAACGAATCCGGCAGGCACAAGAACGCCTGGAATTTTCCCGTAACGCGTTGGCACCGCATGAGCCTGGCGGTCAGTTTTTTGAAGCTCGAGCAGAACTGGCACGGCGACAGCAGGCAGAAAGTGAACTTAATGCTCAGGCTGTTTCATTCTATAAAACAGCAGAGGTCAGGACGCCAGACGAAGTAGCTCCTTTTGAGCCCGGTAAGATATTGCAACAGACAGAACAAAAAATGATGGCAGATCCGGCAGGAGATATTGATCTGCGTATAGCTGAAGACTCGCTGCTTGAATCTCCGGACATGATAATCACCGTGCTGGATGATGATGGTAATCCACAATCGCGCAGCGCGCGTGAAGTACTGGATGAAGCGAACAGGGAAAGTGAGCAGGCAATACAGGATTCCAGCCTGTTTGATGTCGCTGTGGCGTGTTTCTTGAGAGGTTAAATTAAATGAGACAGGAATGTATACAAGCGGTCCAGCAGGCGGCGCAGCGCACGTTAACGGCGCGAGAAATACAGAACATTGAAGACCGCATTTATCGAAATATGCGCTCCATTGCTCGTGATGACACGATGTCGTGGAGACAACTTTCCGAATCAGAGCGGCTATATCGTGCAGCACAATTGGCATCTGAAGAATTACAGCGAGAAGCGGCATTAAAGAAACGTCGTGTGGCCCTCACTATAGCCGCACGTCAGAGATTGGATAAATTTATCAATAGCTATCAAGGGGCTGATGGGAAACTTGGCGCTCTTAACCGTACTATTGCTTTTAATGCAGACGGTAAATCGAATTTCCTCTCTGTTGAATCCAGAACAAAAGCCACCCGTGATTATGCATTGAGTCAATTGCAGGAGGCATTCGAAGCAGTTGATCCTCGCTTTTTTGGTCTGTTTGAAGATGAAGCGGGCGTACGTGACCTGGTATATGAAATGCGGGGGCAAAATACTGGCAATGCTAAAGCAAGAAAAGGTGCTAAGGCGTGGAGAGAAGTGACAGAGCTACTGCGCCGCCGGTTTAATGATGCTGGTGGGGACATTGGCTATCTCGAAAACTGGGGGATCCCTCAACATCATTCTATGGAAAAGGTTGGGGCGGTATCAAAGGATAAGTGGGTTAGCGATGTTATAGGTAAGCTGGATCGCAAATATTATATCCGAGCCGATGGACAACTGATGAACGATGCCGAGTTGTCTGCATTTCTTGGAGAGGCTTATAACACGATCGCTACTGGTGGGCTGAATAAGCTTACTGATACCGGAATGCGAATTTCCGGCGCACGTGCTAACCGTGGTAATGCATCACGACAGATATATTTCAAAGATGCAGATTCCTATCTGCAATATCAGCAACTTTATGGCGATCGCTCTCTATGGGAAATCATGGTCGGTCACCTGGAAGGTATCAGTAAAGATATTGCACTGGTGGAAACATATGGTCCAAACCCCGATCATGTTTTCCGCTCCCTTCTTGATCAGGTTAAGGCAGAAACGGCAACAGCTAACCCGAGTAAAACCGGTAAAGTCGAGCGGCTGGCGAACAACACAGAGAATCTGTACAACTTTATTTCCGGAAAGACACAGCCTGTAGCGAATCCGCACATCGCGCGATGGTCTGACAATATCCGCAACTGGCTGGTTGCCAGCAGACTCGGATCCGCGTTGCTGTCATCGTTCTCTGATCTTGGAACCATGTATCTGTCTGCGAAGGTTACCAACCTTCCAATGAACCAGTTATTCCGCAACCAGCTTGAAGCTATGGACCCAACGAACCGTACTGAGCTTGCGCGGGCGCGCCGAGCTGGTCTGGCGATGGAATCTCTACTTGGCAGCGTTAACCGCTGGGCGATGGATAATATGGGGCCGTCTGTGTCTCGTTGGGCGGCAACGGCGGTAATGCGTGCCAGTGGGCTTACAGCATGGTCAGATGCGCACAAGCGCGCCTATGGCGTATCTATGATGGGAAGCCTGGGAGAAGTAGTGTCACGGACACCAGACCTTCGTAGCCTCGATGACTCTGATTTTCGTATCCTGAAAAGCAAAGGGATTACTGACACAGACTGGAGCGTATGGAAGCTGGCGCAACAGGAGGACTGGGGGAACGGTAATAATACGATGCTGACACCGGAAAGCATTATGCGTATCCCTGATTTAGCAGTTAAACATCTTGGTGAGCCTGAACGCGTGAAATTTGAGGCAATGCGTAAACTGCTCGGTGCCGTAACTGAAGAAGTTGATATGGCTGTTATTACACCGGGAGCACGTGAGCAACTGATAACCGGTTCTGGTATTCAGCGTGGAACATGGAAAGGTGAATTAACGAGAAGTGTTTTCCTGTTTAAATCGTTCCCTATCTCGGTGGTTATGCGTCACTGGTCACGCGCTATGGGTATGCCGTCTGCTGGTGGGCGTGCGGCATATATTGCGACGTTTATTGCCAGTACGACCATTCTTGGCGCTTTGTCGCAGCAACTTAACGACCTTGCGTCTGGTCGTAATCCTCGAGAGATGACAGGAGAAGATGCTGCTAAATTTTGGCTTGGTGCTCTGCTGAAAGGTGGTGGTCTTGGCCTTTACGGTGACTTTTTATTGTCAGATCACACGAGGTACGGAAGCGGCGCGCTGGCGTCGATGTTTGGCCCGGTAGCTGGTCTGGTTGATGACGTAGTGAAGATTGCTCAGGGCATACCGTTAAATGCTGTGGAAGGGAAGAATGAGCAGACTGGTGGTGATCTGGTTAAGCTTGGGAAGGGGCTGATGCCAGGTGCGAATCTCTGGTACTTGAAGGCGGCTCTCGATCATATGATCTTTAACCAGATGCAGGAGTATTTTTCACCAGGCTATTTGCGTAAAATGGAGCAACGTTCGAAGAAAGAGTTTAACCAGACATACTGGTGGCGACCGCAGGATGTCACTCCGCAATAAGGGTGAGAAATGATTGCTTTTATTCTTGTTTTGTTTGCGCTTGTTGCACTTGGCGTTATGAACCGTAAATGTATCATTGGTGATGGTGAATTTGCTGTTGCAGTTGTTTTGATATTATCTGGTGTAGCCAGGGTACATAGGTTTGTCATAACGTGAGCGTGACATGCCACAGGCCGCTTTCGCGGCCTTTAAATTTACCGGATTTGTTTTCGTAATTGTTCGGCACAATAGTCGAGATGTGTTTGCAGATCCCGCATAGACATCTGTGAGCTGGTTACGTAGTTAATCAGTGCAGTCAGTTCGGCAAGTGGGCCATCGACATTGAATCCATCTTTATCGAGATCCCGGAGTAATTTCATCAAGTGCGATCCCTCCACCAGTGATCTGACGCCTCCCGGCGTGTGAACCCTTTCGGTAAATCCGTCTTCCAGTGGATAGTGATACTGCTGCATCTTATCTTCTCCATGCAATAACTGTATGAATATACAGTATCAAATAATTTGTTTGCTATCCAGCACGTTTTGTAAATTACCTGAAAGGTAATACTGTTCGTATTGATGACATTTCTATACATATATGGTTTTTAAGGTAATAAAATGGCCGGGTATGCGGCGCAACGGGTGCTGCGACTATCTGGAGATTTAACATGACGGTCTCAACCGAAGTTGACCACAACGAATACATTGGTAACGGTGTTACAACGACATTCCCTTATACCTTCAGGATTTTCCAGAAATCTGATCTGGTAGTACAAGTGGTTGACCTTGATGAAAATATCGCTGTGCTAGCTCTCGATACTGATTACACAGTTACCGGGGCTGGAGGATACAACGGTGGAAATGTAATTGTGTCAAAGGCATTGGCTAACGGTCATAAGATTTCTATATCACGAGAACTCCCGGTTACGCAGGAAACTGATCTACGCAATCAGGGTAAGTTCTTTGCAGAAGTGCATGAGGATGCTTTTGATAAGCTAACTATGCTAATCCAGCATGTTCGCAGTTTGTTCAGCCTTACACTTCGAAAACCATTATTTGTGGCAAAGTATTATGATGCTCTGGATAATTATATCAAAAATTTGCGTGATCCGACTGAACCACAGGATGCAGCAACTAAGAACTATGTAGATATACAGGTTAGTGGAAATATGAACAGGAGCCTTCGTGTTCCTGAGCCTATAAACCAATTACCATCAGCGAAAGAAAGAGCTAATAAAATGCCTGTGTTTGATAGTTCAGGTAATGCAATTGTTGTTCTTCCTCCTTCTGGGTCGGCAACAGAAATTATGATCGAGCTTGGCAAGAATACAGGGGCTGGATTATCAGGTTTTTCTGGAGATTTGACTTATCCATCTAATACAGTCGGCGATGCTCTTTCTCATGCTGACTGGTTCAGTTATATTCAGAGAAACTTATTAGCTGAAAATTTGAAAAAATTGCGTGATGGAAAAGTATTTTCTGTAACTTGGTACGGCGACTCTAACTCTGTACGAGACTCTGAAAACGTCCAGACTCAATTTCGCGTAGCAATGAATAGTGCATATGGGGCAGGCAAAGTAACCACCATAAGTCGAGCTAGGTCAGGTTTCTGCGCGCAAGATGCTTTTGAAACTTTTACGGATAATCATTCTGGTGATATTTCGTTGATTAACTTCGGTACTAATGACGCATCGGCACAATACGGTTATGCATTAGTAGGTAACATTGAGCAATACACTTTCTGGATTGAGAGGCTGATTATTAGGGAGCTAACTTGGGGGCATCCAGTTGTTTTGTTGACGCCATTACCGTTGCGATTTGATAAAGCATACGAAACTTATTCTACTTCTAGCCCAAGCGATCCATTCCCGACAGTTAAGCGAGTTGATGTTCAACAAATGGGGAATGCATTAAAATACCTTGCCGATAAGTACTCGATTCCTGTTATTGATAGTGTGGAGCTAATGGCAGGCTACAGAGACAATATCTACGCTGAGGCCACGCAATCAATTAATGCTGGAACTCGATTTGGAGATCCGGTGCACTTGGTTCTCAATGCATCTTCTGCGTGGGGATTTAAGATAGCCGCTGCATTTATCGGTGATCTGGTAATGCGAAAAACAGTTGTTTCTGATGGCTCACAATTGACTATCAGAAAACTTTACGATCCGATAGTAATTAATTCACCGAGGTTAGCCAGTGACATTTACAAATACTATAATAATTCTGCTGAAGCTGCTTTTGCATATGGTGATAATATCGTTGGCAATCGATGCTTAGATATATCAGCAGGAGAAAGAGTAACATGGTCTTTCTTTGCAGAGAGCGATGAGCTTATAGCATGGCCTATCCTTTATGTTCCTTCTGGTTCGGTGGTTAATGTTTATATTGATGGAAATAATATTATGCCACCTAAACCTCTTGATATAAATCGAGATTTTTCATATTCGAATGATACCTCAATGTTGAGGATAAACTTTGGATTTAATATTGTTAATCAGCCCATAGGCTATTTGAAACCAACGACAAAGACAGAAATTAACAACTATCTTCGTATCAACTCTCGTGGTTGGCATACTCTTACTGTTAATGTATCAACCGGTTCTGCTTTCTGTTCCGGCATAGAATTCTGGAGTCAAGCACGCCTTACGGCCGAACAGTCGAAAAAAGATACAGCCGATATTTATGACTGGACAAATGGGGATATTCATGGAGCAAAACGAGGAGTATTCTATTATGCATTTCCAGAATCGACAGGAAAACCAATTAATGTTACTTCCGGTATTTTTGTTATTAAAGAAAAAAGTAAAGATAAATCAATAGGAATTATCAATTTTTATGAGTCTGAGCCAGTAAATGGGCGAATCTGGACTCAACTAAAGATTGAAGGTAAGTGGTTGCCATGGAGCCAATCATGAAGCTGTCTCTTATACACATCTCCGAGCCCACGAGACGCTACGCTAT